GGCGACGAACGACGCGATCCGTGGGCAGGCCACCATCCGACTCGCACGCGTCTAGTGCTGTGACGGAGGCCCGTCATGGCAAACCCGTGCACAGGCGTTACCGTCACGTGGGGCGGCGCGACTCTCGAAGAAGTTGTTGACATCAAGATCAACGCCGGCGGCTCGCTGCCGATCGGCCGCGACAGCGTTCACTCGCTTGACGCAGGCACTATAGATATTGCTTGCCTGCACACGGCGAGCATCTCTCTGGCGGAACGTGGGCTCAAGAAGACGCTCCAGTTCACTGGCGGCGGTCTGACGTGCTCCACGAAAGCCGTTTTCCAGACGCTCACCATGGCGGGCAAGGTGAACGATGTCGCGCGTTACAGCGTCTCTTATCGCATTGTCATGGAGTGAACCAATGGCTCTTTCGGCAGAACAGATTCTTGCGGCGGACGATCTCGGGCTCCTCGAGGTCAAGGTCAAGGAGTGGGGCGGCAGCGTGTTCGTTCGCGTGATGAGTGTGGGCGAGCGTGATGCCTACGAACGAATGTGGATCGGAAAGAAGGAAACCGGCATCGAGAACTTCCGCACCGAGTATCTGCAGCGCGTGCTGTGCGACGAGGGTGGCAAGTTGCTCTTCAGCCGCGACCAGATCGAGCAGCTTGGGAAGAAGAGCGCCGCCGTTATGAGCCGGCTGTTCGAGCGGGCGATGAAGCACAACTCGATGTCGGAGGCTGACGTGGAGGAATTGGGAAAAGGCTGAACGTCTCGCCGCTGCGACAGTTCATGTTTCAACTGGCGGGGCACTTGAAGATGACGGTGCGAGAACTGTCCCAACGGATGGACTCGCAAGAGATTTCGGAGTGGATGGCGTACACGCGGTATTTCGAGGCGATTCCTGACTCGTGGGAGGAGACGGGCCTACTCGCGTCACTGCTGGCAATTCAATACTCGCCGCGAGGCAAATGCCCGAAGGGGCGTGATTTCGTGCCGCTGCGAAAGCCGCCGCAGCACGAGGCCCAGGCGGCAGACGTGGTGCGTGATCTGGCGAAGCAACTCGGGATTCTAGGGCAGTAGAAATGGCGACGATCCTCGGGCTAGCGATGAAGATTTCTGCGGACGCCACCGGCGTTCAGCAGTCGCTCACGCCTGTCGAGCGGGCGCTCGAGAAGCTCGACGAGCAGGCCAAGGCATCTGCCTCGGTGTTCACGCAGTTTGCGAAAACGTCAGCCGCAGCCGCAGAGGCGCAGATCAAAGTCGGGACCGACGTTGAAGCCCTCAACGCGAAACTCAAGAGCGGCGAGATCACTGCCAAGCAGTACGTCGAATCTTTTGCAGCGATCCAGCAAGGGGCGAAAGACCTTGCTGCGTCATTCGCAGAAGGGGCGAGGCTCACGGATCAACTGAGAACCGAAGAAGAGAAGCGGGCCACTCAACTTGAAAAGATCGACGCACTGCTTCGTGCGGGCGCGATCACAGAAGAACTCGCCGCTCGTGCTCGCGCTGAAGCAAGCGGTGCAAACGCTGCCGCCGCAAAAGAAGAAGCGGATAGGCTTGCGCAAATAAACGCCCTGCAGTCTGAAGCCGCCGCGATCACGGCGAAGTACCAGACAGACCAAGAAAAGCGAGCAGCGGCAGAGGCTCGGCTGAACACGCTTCGAGACGCTGGAGTGTTGGGCGAGGAGTCATACAAGCGAGCGATCGACGATGTGACAGGGGCGACCCAGGCTGCGGCCAAGGCAGAGCAGGAGCGATCCGCAGTTCTCGCCGAAGGCGCGAGGCTGACTGCTCAGTTTTTGTCTACTGACGAGAAGCGAGCCGCCGAACTTGGGCGCATCGAGGCTCTCGTCAAGGCTGGCGCAATCTCCGAAGAGACCGCAGCCAGGGCTCGCGCGGTCGCCAGCGGTGAAGCCGCGGCTGCAGCCGCGGCAGAGAAAGAACGTGTCGAGCAGTCGGCGCGGCTTGCGACTGAGCAGAACCGGCTTGCGAATGAAGCCGCAGCCATCACGTCGAAGTACGCCACCGAAGCCGAGAAGCGTGCTGTCATTGAGGCTGACCTTGAGCAGAAGCGCGCGGCCGGTCTCATTAGCGAGGAGACATATCGCAGGGCTATTGACGATGTGAGCGGCGCAAACGCTGCCGCAGCAAAGGCAGAACAAGACCGGGCAGCGCAAATTGCTGCAGGGGCTCGCATCACAGAACAGTTTGCCACCGAAGAAGAAAAGCGGGCGAGAGAGCTTCAGAACATTGACGCTTTGCTTCGGGCCGGGGTGATCACCGAAGACATTGCATCGCGAGCCAGAGCTGAAACCTCTGGCGTTAACGCCGCCGCTGCCAGGGCAGAGCAGCAACGTGCGGAAGCCGTTGCCGATGCTGCCCGCATCATCCGGGCAAACCTCACGCCGCAGGAGCGGTATGACCAGCAGATTCAGGAATTAAACGTCCACTTGCGCGAAGGTCGGCTGACGCAAGAGCAGTTCAATCGGGCTGCGGCAAAGGCGAGTCAAGACCTCGACCGAGCCGGCAAGTCAGCCGGCGATGCCGACAAGAACATTGAGCGGCTGAACCGCAACGTCTCCTTGCTCACGAAACTGGAGATCGGCCGGGCGATTGTTGATGGCTTGCAAGTTCTCAGCCGCACGTTCACCAGCGCCGCTAGCCAGATCACGTCACTGGTCACATCGGTCAACTCGTCGCTCGATACGCTGAACGATTTCAGCGCCCGCACCGGCATCGGCGTCGAAGCCCTTCAAGGCTACTCGCTTGCGGCGAAGCTGGCCGGCGTGGACACCGAGGCGTTCGGGTCGGCGGTTCAGAAGCTTGCTGTGAACATCGGCAAGGCGACGCCCGGAGGTGAACTCGACAAGTCGCTGAAGGGGCTGAATCTTTCTGTCACTGAACTGCGAGCTCTTGCCCCGGAGCAGCAATTCTCCACGATCGGGGCTGCTATTTCGCAACTGCCGACGGCCGCGGAGCGTGCCGCCGCCGCTGTTCAAGTGTTTGGCAAACAGGGTGCGGCGCTCGCGCCGCTCTTTAGAGAAGGTGCCGACAGCCTTGAAGAGTTGCGGGCCAGGGCCGAGCGGCTTGGCATCATCGTCAACGAGACGCAGATCAGCAACGTGGCCGAGATGAATGATGGCTTTGACCTTGTGCGATCGACGGTCGAGGGAATCATCGGGCAAGTGGTTGGCAATCTTGCCCCGGCGGTGACGGGCATCACCGAAGAGTTCTTGAGGTTTGTCGAAGAGTTTGCCGGGGCCGAAGGCCAAGGCGGCACGGGGATTGCAAACGCGATTACCGACGTGCTGCTGAACGGCGCGGAGTTTTTGGCGGGCGTTTTCGATCAGTTTGTCTCAAACTTTGGCGGTTTTTCTGGAGCACTCGAAACCGCCGGCGGAGTATTCAGCACGGTTGCGGACGTGTTCACGGCTGTTTCTGAAACGCTTCGCGTGGCATTCAACGCATTTGAGGTCGTCGGAAACAGTCTTGCGTTGACGCTCGGCAAGGTGCTCGAGGGAATTGGCTCTTATCTCAGCGACGAGCTCGAGGCAGCGGGGCAGGCGCTGGTTGCTTCAAGCGAGGAAGCTCTTGCGAGGAATCAAGAGGAGTTGGCCGATGCGGCAAAGGGTGTAGGCGACGCAGTCTCTGGCGTGTTTGGTGGCGATCGTGCCGAGGCCGCCGCTCAAGGTGCCGGGCAAGCGGAGACATTTTTGCAGGGTATCCGCGAGCGAATTGAGCGCGAGCGATCGCCGCAGTTCCGAGTAGAGACAAACATCGAAGAAGTGCGGGATCGGTTCGACGGTTTCTTTGGCGGCATTGTTGATCAGAGCAGCGTGGTCACCGACGCGATGCGGCAGTTTGAGGCCGTGGTTGCGTCGGTTGAAGACCCGCTGAACATGACCGTCGAGGAGATCAAGCGGATTGGAGAAGCACAGCAAAGCGTTAACCAACTGATTGACGCCGAGATAGCGGTGCGGCAGGAGTCTGTCGAGGCTGCCGCAAAACAAGCGGAGGATGACCAGAAGCGAATTGCGAACCTTCTCAATGCTTCGGCTCAGGCGGAGAAGGTGCAGCAAGACATTCAGGCCGTCGCCCGAGAGACAGAGCGAGTGCAGGGACAGCTTGCGGCCGCTAGGCAGGAGGGCTTGCAGGAAGCGTCAGACGCTGCGGCCGCCCGCCTCGCCCAACTCGACCAACTGCAAGCGAAGCTTGAAGAGCAGCAGCAAGCCGCCGAGCAGGGCTTTGGCGAGGGATTCCAGAAAGCGTTCGAGCAGATCGACAAGACGATCGTGCAATCGTCGTCACGCGCCGCAGAGTTTGGCGACGCCGGCTTCCGGGCCTATCAACGCCTGCAGGAAGGCGTTGCCGTTCTCCAGCAGCAGGCCCGCGACGGCATCTTGAACAAGGAAGCTCTCGACGCAGAGGTTGCAAAACTTCAAGGGCTGTTTCAGCAGCAACTTCAAGGCGCAGCAAACGTCAACGATCTGTTGTTCCAGCAGTTGTCGGGGCAGGATCAGCAGCGAGCGATTTTTTTTCAGCAGCAAGAGGAGCGTCGTGCTCAAGCTGTGAAGAACCTCGCTGCTATTGAAGAAGAGATTGCTGCTACGAAAGCGGCGGTTGAGAAGGCACGCGAAGACGGCGACCTCAAGGCCGCGAAGGCGGCGACGGATCGGCTTCGGCAGTTGGGGCTAATCTTGAACGGCGAGAAAGAAATTGCCGCCGGCCGCCAGCAACAGCAGCAGGGTTTCACGCAGGATCAGACTGCCCAACGCGAGCAATTCGCGAAAGCCCAGGACGAGCAGTACAAGCAGGCTTTGCAACAACAGCAGCAACTCCTCGCCGAACGGGCGAAGGCAGAGCAGGCGGAGTTTACGCGTCAGTCCGACCGCATTCGCGAACTCAATACTCTCGGCTCACGCACGGTGAACACGGCCGACATTCGCACGCAGGAGGGGCAAGCCCTGGTCCTCGGGCTCGCCGCCAACGCGCAAGACCCGGCGCTGATCGAGGCCCGGCTACAGACGAAGCAGCTGCAGCTCATCGCGCAGGGCATTGGCCAGGCGGCGGCAAATTACTTCAACACGCCCGTCGCCATCGTTGGCGGCGCACGTCTCGCAGGGGTCAACTGATGCCAGGCACAATCGTCGCAACAAAAGAACTCGCCCGCACGTTTGAGAACGAAGTCGGCTCGACCGGCGGCACGGCGAAGCGCCGCTGGGTGTGCATGCTATCGGATGACACGCTGACAAACGGCGGGCCGCCCGACATCGCCACGATTCTGACAGCCACAACTGGCACAGCGTGGGGCGCGTACCACCCAGTGCATACGCGGCTGCGGCTTCGCAAATTGTCGGTGAACGAGCGGTTTGATGATAACCCGTATGCCCTGGAAGTTACCGGCGAATACAGCGTGGTTACAGAAGACGAGCTGGTGACGCCTGTGAACCGCGCGTCGCGGTGGTCCTTTGAATCTAAGCCCGGCCAGGTGCCGGCCCTTTATTATTACGACGGCACAACGCAGCGACCGCTGACGAATAGCGCTTACGACTACTTCCCTGGGCTCGTGACCGAGGAAAGCCTTGTAACGATTAAGGTGGAAAAGAACTGGGCCGTTGTCCCCAGCTTGTGGTTCGGCCTGCAAAACTTCGTCAACAACGCCACGTTTCTCGGCTGTGCGATCGACACGGTGAAGGTGATCGGCGTTGACGTGCAGTATGTCACCGAAGAGTTCGGCAATGCCCTCGTGAACTACTACGCCGCCACGGCAACGCTCGCCTATCGTCAATCCTCCCACCGGCTGCTGGTGCCCGACATCGGCTTCAATTTCATCGACGGCGGCCAGAAGCGTCGGGCGATGGTGTTTGATTTTCAGAATGCCGAGTGGGTTGCCAGCCCGAATCCTGTCGGGCTCGACAACAATGGCGGGCAGACGCTCGGGGCTCCTGCGATCCGATCCATGCCGGCCGGTGAAATCGGGCTTCGCGTCAATCCGCGTGGCGACTTTGGAACCGCATTCGGTACGCCCCCATGAGCCTCGAGCCCACGCAGTTCACCCGCGAGAGCGCTGAGCGGATCGCCAACGTGGTGCGTGCGGCCGAGCTCGCGTCGCCGGCTGCCAGGCCGCTGTCTTTTGATCGGGTAGACACGCCGAAGCCCCGGCTCTTCCGCGTCTGTACCTTCACTGGCGCGTGGTCGATCAACGACACGAAGACGGTGACGTTTAAGAATCAGACGGCCACGCCGAATACCGTGTCGGCGGTGAATCTGTTCTTCCCGGTGACAAACACCGCGACGGGCGACCGTGATTGCGCGATAGCGAAGGACGGGTCGCAGTGGTATCTGGTGGACGTGCGGGCCGCAGTGACCGTCACAAGCGTTGTCACTGACATTACGCTGTCGGCAGTCCTCAATACTTCTGCTTGCACTATTGCTGTTTCGCGCACTCTCACGACAGTATCAGCCAGATTTGTTGAGTTTGGGGTGTAGGAGGTGTAGCGATGGCGTGCTGCTGCCAAACGGTAATATGCAATTGCGCGACATCAGCCAACGTGCCGGCGGCATTGTTTTTGTCTTTTAGAAATTTTTCCTTTACGTATCTCACATCCACGTCTGGAGCAATAACGGGCGCTGAGTCATTTATTGCAGATTATGTGAATTCCATCACTGCAGAATTGACTTTGAAAACGTCAATTGTTTCCGGGGTCACAAGTGTGGTTTACAGCACAGGCGGATGCACCACGACGCCATGCGCCGGCTGTTCTCCCGACTTTGTGTCTAGGGCAACGTATGACACTTTGGGGCCGCAGGATTCTTTAAGAGTGGATTTGCGGTGCGGGGTAATTGGGTTTCCAATAGGTGTATTTATAACCGGCGAAGCTGAATTTTCTTTTTTTACTCCTCCTGGGTGCCAGCCGAGCGTTCCTTCTGGGGGCGCAACGCCGTCCAGTTTTGTTGCGTCTTTCAGGCTGCCTACTTCTTCTTCTGTGGCGAATTTGTGCTCTGTAGTTGGCGGAAACTCTTTTGACGTTCCGATACTCCCGTCCTCTCGACGTTTTCTAGGTCCAGTTGTTGGCGAATGGCGAACGCCCTCTGGAACTGGGTACTACTCGGGGTCTGGCGGCACAATCACTTGCTCTCTAAATTCCCTGCCGTGATAGCCTGTCGCCGCGCGCACCTTGAAGCACGCTGCCGCGAGCGCGGTTACACGCTTAACGAAGTCATGGCCTGTGTCATCTCGCAGGACGGCCACGAGTGGAAGATCGACGTTGAGCACGCGGCGTATCCTAGGCATCCGAAGCCTGGATTCGTTCCCCCGCAGCCAGAGCCTGCGCTGCCATCCCGCGGCCCCGGCGCGGAACTCAAAGCCCTGCTCGCCGGCTGGCCGTTTCACATCGTCGCTACGGCCGACTGCAAATGCACGACCCGCGCGGCCTACATGGACGCGAAGGGCTGCGACTGGTGCGCGAGCGACGAAGGCATGACCGAGATCATGGCCTTCCTGCGTGAGTCGGCCGAGGAGCGTGGCCTGCCGTTTGTTGACATCGCCGCTAGGGTGCTCGTGAGACGGGCGATCCACAACGCCCGGCGAAAGGAATCGGTCGCTGATGCCGAAGGATCATCACATCACGATCGACGGGAAGCGCTGGCTCCTACGGGTGACGCCGCTCAAGGGTGACGCGTCTGGCTGGACGTTCTTCGACGGGGCGGCGAACCCTCGCATCTTGATCGACGAGAAGTGCCGTGGGTGGAGTCGCGTCGAGACGATCCTGCACGAACTCGCTCACGCGGCACTCGGGCCGAACATCTCAGAGGAAGCGATCACCGAACTGGCCCGCGTTCAGCGGCGCGTGCTAGCGATGCTTTACACGATCACGCCGAAGGAGTGACAGCATGGCAAGGAAGCCGGTGTTGCTTGACGCGGTGCTCGAAAAGGTGCGGAACAACAGGGGCGGACCGCGCTCTTGGTTTCAACGTCTGCCTCCAGATGCGCAGAAGGAACTTGAGGCGGTGCGACAGAGTTTCAACCCGGGAATCCACCAGAAGCGAGCGTTCGCCCTCGCGATCATTCAGGCTGCAACTGAACGCGGCTGGGAGATCGCTAAAGAGAAACAGGTGATCGAATGGCTCGACGGAAAAGCCTAGCCGAAAGCGTCGCCGCTAAACTCCCACCTCCTTCGCCTGCCGCCGACGCCGAGCAGGTAACGCAGACGCAGAACGGCGAAACTCTTGAGGCCCGCTCTACGAGCCGGCGGATCAAAACAGTCGAGGATCTGCTCGCTCACATCGAGGCGGACATGAGCCGCTTCGAGATCGCGGCGAGCGAGGCGACGAAGTGGGAGTGCGGCGACGGCGAAGGCGGAACAATCGAACTGCATCGAGTCTTCGTGCGGCTGAAGCCCAAGGCAGGGCCGTCCACACGCGAGTGCGTCGAGGCGATGATTCAGGCGGCGAGCAAGCCTCTGCGGAAGCCGCTAACCAAAAGCGTAAAGGCCCGGAAGCGTGAAGGTCTCTGGCAAGTGCTGGTCGTGGCCGACACTCATTTTGCTAAGTACGCATGGCGGGAAACCACTGGCGGCGATGACTACGACTTGACGATAGCCGAGCGGCTCGTCGGCGAATCGACTGAAGAACTCTTGGCGATGGGCGACACGTACAAGCCAGTGCGTCGCACTATTGCCATGCTCGGGGATCTCTTCCACTACGACACACCTGCGGGCACGACCACCAGCGGCACGCCGCTGGAGCGCGATGGCCGCCTGCAGAAGATGATTCAAGTGGGTTGCGACTCGCTGCTCGGTGCCATCGAGCGGTCGGCCGCCACAGTGCCTACCGACGTCACGATCGTGAACGGCAACCACGACGAGACGCTGACGTGGGCTTTTCAGCGGATCATGCAGGAGCGTTTCAGAAACGACCGCCGCGTGCGGATCGACGGGCGATACACTGGGCGGCAGTACGTGACGCACGGCCGCAACCTCCTCGGCTTTGTGCATGGGCACAGGGCGAAGCGGAAGTTGCCACAGATCATGGCTCTGGAGGCTGCCGCTGACTGGAGCCAGTGTCCGTACCGAGAGTGGCACACAGGCCACTTCCACTCGCAGGCCGCCGAGTGGCAGCGGCCTATCGAAACGCTCGACGGCGTGATTGTGCGGACGGCTCCGGCACTTTGCCCGCCGGATGACTGGCACAGCGTCAACGGTTTTATCGGCTCTAGACAGGCCTGCGAGACTTTTCTCTACAGCCCCGATGGCGGGCTGACCGCAATGCACGTCTCGAGACTCCGGAAGGGAACAGCATGACCACGACATTTGAGGAAGCCAACGCA